TCATGACCGGACCTCCCATCGGAATGCATTTTCGGTGTGGATGGCAGTGGTGAACTCGGCATCGTCAAACGCAGCCTGCACCAATGCAGTCAACGCCATTTCCAGTGCCGCATCTGTTGGCAAACTGAATGGCGAGACAGTCAATGGATCGTCCAACACACTGCCGCTGCCCGCGGCCACGACAATGTCGAAGCCTGGGTGTACGTGCTTTGCTTCACTATTCACGTAGGGCTCCACCCACCATCGCCTTGATACCATGACGTATGCGAACAACCATGATCGGTGCGTGCGCAGGCCGAAGCCATTGACGGTCACCGTACGATCATTCCAGGTCCATTCCCGGACATCCTCATCTCCCTGCGGCGCGGCAGGCTTGCGGACGGTTGTTTTTTCCGTCCATTCGCAGTCTGGCCGGAAGCCAACCCCTGGAAATGTGACGCGGTCTGTTATTTCTTCTTCAAACAGCACCAAATTGTCCGAGAGGTCCGTTGCGAAAAACACCTCACGGCGTGCCGAATATGTTCGGGACGCCTGGATCACGCTTTCGAACTCAGCCCAGACGCACCGCACCGAGTAGGGAGGCCTGGATAATGATGATTCCCTCTCGTTCTGGATAAACGGATGTTCCTCATGCCAGTATTGCAGCACATGGATGTGTCCTTCCTCATTTATGAATTGATGGGTCACTTGGCGGTCCATGGAGGCGGTGTCGTATCCGCTGACTGCATTGGGTTGTTGTATTTCGTCATGACAATATCCGCAGTGTCCGCCCAGTCGTTCACCGTCTACATATGCGTTGTACCAAGGGCACTCGTGTGGGGGATCGCAAGCCAAGTCGGCGCACATGCGTCCTGCCGAGGGCCATGCATCCACGCGTCCTGAGGCGGTCTCCTGCCAGCCCAGGCGCTCTGCCGCGTGCAGGTTGTCCATCTGATCCTCAACAGATACGGAGCGGCTCTGCTCCAGCCAGGGCAAGATGACATCCCGGGTGCAGGGAAAGACGCTGGGCGGGAGCACTCCTCCATTACCATCAGGTAAATCGGCAGCCGGCCGACCGGCCACGGCATCCCAGACTAAGTAGAACTCCCGCCCTCCATGATTGGGGATGCCTGTTGATATGACAATATACTCGGAACATGGCCGGGGAGCGCCATCGGCAAATCCGAAAACGACATGCGCCACTTCCTGCGCGCGGGTGGAGGCTACAATAACGGCGTCGCCTGGTTGGAAGGCCGTGTGGCCCCCGGCCACGGTGGCAGCCTCCGGGCAGTGGTAATGCGCAGGGACGTCGTAGGCCATGCCCCAGGGCATCTCAATATCCATGGTGCCGTTTCGGTTGACAGCGGCGATTGTGCCCGTGCGCAGGCACAACGCCAGCACGTCTCCCATGGGGTGCCGTGTGACGCGAGGCACTGGCCATGGTTGATACGGCGTGGATTCAGCGATGTATGCACCTGCGGCCAGGGGCAGGATGATGCCTCCTGTCAGATCAACCCGCGTTGTGGAGCCTGTCCCATCATTATATATGTCTACCGGCGTCATGGCTTGATCATCGCAGTCGTCGAGGCCGATGGCGACAATAACCCAATCGCCAATGGCCCACTCCGCGTAATCACTGGGGGTGCACATGCATTTTTGCAGGATGGCACCTGCCGGGCCGATCACTGCCACGAGGTATTGCACGTCCTGACTGCCATGCTTTCCCAGCACGTCCAGCACTCTGCCACCGGCGAGACATGCCGTGGCAAAATGTGTGCCTTCGCCGGTGTGCATGGCATACTCGATGCCGTCGAACATGGTCATGGCAGGTTCGATCCATTCGCCCGGCGCCACGCACACATTCTGGAGATCGGAACGGATCAGGGCACCGGCTCCGGGGATGAGTTGCTCGCTCTCTGCGTCTCCACCCTGCATGGAGGGTTGGGAACTGACGCCAACCTGGATGCCCAGCGGCCCGGCGGCAGCATCGTAGCCGTGCTTGATCGCACGGGACCCGCGCCAGCGGCAGTCATCCGGATTGTTGAACTGCACCACTGCATATGGGAGGGGCGCGATATCATCACTGCCGTAAACTGCCTGTGCTGCTTGGCCGACGGTCAATCGTGGGTCAGCGAGGTCGCAATACTGTGTGGCCTGACGCGGGCGGGTTGCGACGGTGACATACACATCGCCAGGGCGGCCCGAGCCGGCCGGCTGCGCCTGGATGGTCAGCACATCCCCCTGTCGCTGCACCCTGGGCGCATCGTCACACACACGTTGCCGTAGGGAGCCCCGTTGGGTGCTATTGGCGCAGCAGACGTAGATATCCACGTATTTGTCGTTCATAACGTCACCCAGTCATTATGCAGGACGTCTTCATAGCTGGGGGTGGATTCAGGGGAGGTGATGCGCAATGTGACACGCTGACCCCGCCGTCCCGGGCCAAACATCGCATAGCCTTGGGCATCCGTGTAGCCGTTTCCCAGGGACGTCTGCACATATGCGTTGGCAATGGGTGTCTGGGTACATTTGTTGATGACGGATAGATGCAGATAGACGGTGGCTTCGGCAGCGGCATCATTCAATGTGAGGTCCTCGGCAGGGTTGCTGCCGTCGGATACCATGTATGCCGAAGATGCACTGGATGTTGCGAGAGTGCTGGTCGTTGCCGTTGTGCTCTTGGATTCAGGATCGATTCCCAGGGACGCCAGTGCATCCCGGCAGGACGCCACCACAGCGATGCGGGGCAAGGCCAGTGCGGAAACAGGCAGTTGCCAGCGGTCATACGACACGGCATATTCCACCAGCAGCACACCAACTACGCTCTGTGACAGCGTGATATCGCTGCCGGCCAGCGTCCATATTTGCCCATGATCAACGCCAATCCAGGTGCAGGCTATGGATTGATCTGCAGGGACGTATTGCAGGCTGGCTGCGTCACTCATGGTAAATGTCAGATATTCGGCGTGATTAAACCTGAGATCACGGCCTATTTTCCGAATGGTTCCGCGGCAGGATGACATCAGTGCATACTGGCAGGCGGCGAAGACACGGATGCAGGCTTCTGACTCTGGATCCTGTTCCATGGTGATGAGTTTTGTATCTGCCGCGGCGGTGCTCACGTCGATAAGGAGGTGGGTGGTTTCAGGCATTACAACTCCAGCAGGTTGCCCTGGCGCATAGGATTTTGTTTTTCTTCAGATTGTGCAGGTGTTGTCTTTTTTGTGCTGGCGACGATTGCCCGGATGCGCTGGGTGGACAGGTTGTACTTTTCGGCGAGCGCGCGATGGTTTGAGCCGGTAAACTCACGTACGATTGCCTCATTGCGGGCCGCGCGTTCGATCCGGTCCAGCTTGTGGAAGTAAATGTACTGTCCGCCGAAGACCGTGGCGATCTTGAGTGCGTTTTCCTCGCCCACCACGGCGGCCAGCTCTCCGTAAATCCCGTCCAGTTTCGTCATTGGGCCATCACCTCCAGCACGGCCTGAGCCTGGGCAAGGAAGAGCTCCCGGCAGGCGTCGCATCGCCGCATGGGACCGGCGGCGCAGCGGGCGCAGGCCACGGCTTGAATGGCCTCGGCAACCTGCGCCATGCGCCCCGCCTCCATCTGGTTTGCCAGCGCCGCTTCAATACGCCGGAGCTGACGCGCGGTGTTGCCTGCATAGCGTCCGGCGAGCACCTGGTAGACCGTGCTTCGCCCAATGCCGGCGGCCAGGCAGAAACGATGCACCGTGCCATGGCGGGTGCGAATCCGTGCCAGGATGTCATCATGCATGCCCCGTCTCGCGCTCCAGTATTGCGATGACCTTGCTTGCCGTCTCGCGCGGCAGCCATTCCAGCCGGGCGACCTTGTGAAATCGGTTCAGCCACACTTCCAGGGACCCCACGTCTTTGCTTCTCGCAAACTCACTCCACAACTTGCGGATATAGTTGATTTGCCGTTGCGTGGCCCTGGATTGAGCCCCGGACGCACGGCGTGCAGGCTGTTGCGCCGGCAGCACGCCGCCCAGGTGATTGGCGAGCGCCACCAATTTTTCTACGGGCAGGTCCCCCGAACTGGAGACCTGAAAATTTTCGGCGAGCATGGTCCGCCACGCGGCGTCATCCATGCCTTGCTGGCGCTTGAGCACATGCACTTTTTTGAGGAGTGCGGTGCGGCGCGGGTCTTTTGGGGGAAGTGTTTCCACCTGGCGTCGATTTTTTACCTGTGCCATAGCTACTCCCGGGATGGTTGGACGTGTGTTTCTCCTGGTGCTGGGGCGCTTACGCAGATGGGCCTGCGTAAGCGCCCCTCTTCTTTTTTTAAGATTCGGGCATGGGCGGATCGAGGCCTGGGTCCGTCAGCCACAGGATGAGGTCCAGCACAGTCGCGGCACCAGGCACGCCGTCGTCCATGGCATCGGCCCAGACGTTCTCCAGCTCGGCCAGTTCTTCGAGACTGCGGATAATGGGATCATCAGGCATTGATGGTCTCCTTGAGGGCCTTGCCCGGGGTGAAGGTTGCGGCCTTGCGGGCAGGGATGGCGATGGCTTCGCCGGTCCGGGGGTTGCGGCCCTGGCGGGCGGCGCGGGCCTGAGTTTCAAACACACCCAGGCCGGGGAGCTGCACGCGGCCGCCTTCGGCCAGGACGGCGGCGGTTTCCGCGGCCATAGCCTTGAGCGTTGCTTCCACTGCCGACTTGCTGATGTGCAGCGTCTCGCCGCTTTGCCTGAGCCGGCCAACGATGCGGGCTGTAAAGTCTTGGAATGTCATGGTGCTATCCTCCTGTTTTTAGAGCGAGCTCATGTCGAGGGTGACGGGATCGTACCTGCCCTCGGCATTGCGCCTGTAGAGCCTGATCAGTCGCTTGGAACTGGAGACCTGCAGCGCCTCGTTGATGGCCTGCATGGCCTTGATCCAGCGCGGTTCCTTGATGTCCAGGTTGCGCAAGGAAAGGATGCGCACGGCGTTCAGGGCGCCGGCCTTGTCCTTCTGAAAGGCGTCCTGGATGAGCGCCTTCAACTCGTCGGGGCTGCCCTTGGTCCAGTCCTGCAGGCACTCTTCAATGAGTGCTCTGGCAGCCTCGATTTCTTCGCCAAAGGCCACGCGTTCAGAAACCTGCACCTGAATCCGAAGCTCCCGATCAAAGGTGTCGAGCTGTGCATTGCCCTTTCGACCGCCGATGGTGGCGCCGAATTTGTCCGCAACCAGGGCGATGAAGGCGTCCACGTTCTGGAAGGCGTAGCTGCGGAATTCCTTGATCGATTCCTGGACAGCCAACGCCTTGGAAACCAGCTCGCGGACCAGCTCGTCTTCCATCTTGTCCTTGTCGGACACGATACTTTCCGGAACCAGGCGGCCGAGGGCGTCCCGCATGTATCCAGGTGGGACATCAACAGCAGTGGTCATAGATGCTCCTTATCTGCCGCACTGGGCGGCCGCATGTTGGGTGTTCATTTGCCGCAGTTCCTGGGCAATGACCTCGCACAGAGCCTGGGCACGGGCGCAGTCCTTGGGAATGCGGGCGGCCTGGCCGGTGGCCAGCAGGCGGATCAGTTCGACGGCCTGCACGGTGAGTGCGTCAGGCGCCCAGGGCGTATCCACGCTGGGGTTGGGATAGTCCTTGGCCTTGGCCGTGGTGCGGAAGAGCTTGATCCGGCCGCCTTCGGGCAAGCTGCGCTGCCCGTACTGCTCCACCAGGCCGGCCTTGCGCCAGTAGACCAGGCAGCGCCGGACGTAGTTGATAGTGGTGCCGGCCTGGCGGGCGATATCGTCCAGAGTCCAGGCCGGCGTATTGATGAGCATGGCATGCCAGACACGGGCGGCCACGGATCCGGACACCCCGGAGGATGCCTGCCACGCGTACACGCCACGGCCGGTTTTCACGACGCGCCCGCGCTCCACCAGTGCGTGCACGGCGTCCTTGGCCTGGTCTTCCGTCAAGCGCAATTCCTCGCGCACCTGCTTGATGGAGGACTTGCCCATTGCCCCAAGAAAGGCGGCCACGGCCTGGATGATCTCGTTACGCACGCCCATGGAGGCCTCCAGAGGGTTGCAGGGATGGCAGCGCCGCGATCATGGCCGGGGTGATTGTCTGGACGCCGGACGCCTTTCCCAGACGTTCCAGGGCCAGCATGTCCCGGCACACCAGACGGAAGTCCCCGCCGGCACGCTCGCACAAGGTGTGGGCGACGTCGGCCACGTCCAGGCCGGCGGCCTTGCCGCCGTAGACCGTCACGTCTTCCGGGGTGATGGGGCCGAATTCCACGCATTGCGTGACACGGGACCAGATGCGGCGGCGGGCGTTGATCATGCCGAAGAGGGCTTCCTCTCCCACCAGGACAACCGGCGCGCCGGTGATGTCGTGGATGTCGCGCAAGTGCTCTATGAGGGAGATGTGGCGCAGGCGGTCCGCTTCATCCATAATGACCACGGCGCGCCGGGCGTCCAAGGCGGCGAGAATCAGCCGCTTGCTTTGCTCAATGGTCCGCGGTTCCGCAGCAGGCACCAAGAGCGCGGCCAGGGCGCGACACATGGCAGCCGGGCTCCAGCCTTCCATGACTCGCAGGTATTTGGCTCCGGAGCGCACGGCGTAGGTCCGGCAACTCTCGGTCTTGCCGCGGCCGGCCCTGCCCCACACGAGGCCCAGGCCGGGCATGCCCTGGGCAGCGTCCTGCAGGATGGTCATGGCTTCCAACAATTTTACGTGGTTGGCTGTTTCAACAAACACTGCGTGATTCATCGGGATGATTCTCCTAGGCTGCCGCACGCTGCTTGTCCTTGCGGGCGAGGACTTGGGCCAGATCCGCGAAGCGCTGGCGGTACGGGTTGAAGGCGTTGGATTGTTCGAATTCAGCGCGCCAGGCCGCGTCATCGGCTGAGACGGCCTTGCCTGCAGCCTGGGCGCGGAAAATCCATTCATATCGGGCGAGATCGGAAACAAAGAACGCTGGCCGGTCGCTGGCCGGTTCTGCCCGGCTCTGCTGGTCCTGCTGGGCCGCGACGGCCAGGCTGCGCAGGCGCGCGGTTTCCTCGGGAGAGGTGGCCGGGATGGGCTGGGCTGCTACCTGGCCGGCAGGCAGGGCCTTGGGCTTGACTGCGGCAACGGCCATGGTTGGCTTCCAGTCCAGCACCTCAGCCAGATCCCGGCCTGTTTCGCCCAGGGCCTCGGCCAGGTCGGCTTTTGCCTTTTTGGCCATGCCGCGTTGCCGGGCCAGTGCCTCCTTGAGATCGGACAAGGCGGCGTCGCCGTCTTCCAGCATGGCCACCAGGGGATGCACGGCCTGCACGGGCAGGGCTTCGCCCAGGCTGCGGCCATCCAAGGCAATCTCCACGCGGGTCATGTCTGCGGTGTTGTAGTAGACAGTGACCGGGACCTTGATGCCCATGAGGGCATCGCTTTCGTAGTCCACGCCATAGAGCTGGACGCGGCAGTTGGCGGGCGTGCGCTCTTCGCGCCAGAGGAATTCGCGGTCCAGCCAGGCCATGTCCGGCGTGGGTTCCGGGAGGCCGGCTTCAAAGACTTCCAGGGGGGTCATGCCGTCCAGGCCGTCATGGGGCGTGCGGGCGTACCATTGGATGTAGGCGTCCAGCATGTGGGCGGCCTCGCGCACGGTGGGCACCCAATTGTTGGTGCGGGCCTCGTGCCAACGCCGGTGAAACTCTTCATTGCGCATGAGGTGGGCCGGCTTTGCCTCGATGGAGCTGCCGCAGTAGGACGGCACCAGGGGCTCGAACTGGGTTTGCAGCGTCCAGAAGAAGCGTTCAATGACCTTGGCGCGGGCGTTGTATGGGGCCGCGAAATGCACCAGGATCCCAAGGCGGCCGAAGAGCCCGGCAAAGTCCTGGAAGTCCGGGCTGGTGCGGGTGAACACCTTGGCCTTGAAGGCCTTGCCGTTGTCCAGGAGCAGGTGCAAGGGGGGCCGGCCCAGGGTCTGGCAGGCCATGCGCAGGGCGCCGGCCACGGCAATGGTGGATTCCGTGGGCATGATCTGCCAGCCCACGGGATAACGGCTGGCCCAGTCGTACATCATGACCAGCATGAGGCGTGCCGGCTTGCCGGTGCGCGGGTGGCGCACCGTGAAGTTGAGGACATGGCCGTCGGCCACCACGACATCCCCGACGCGCAAGACGGAATCGTCGCGGGTGATGTAAGGCAGGGCCTTGTCCTTCAAGGCTTTTTCGCCAAAGCGTGCGAGCAAGACCAGGTCGTAATTGCGCTCCTCGAAGCGCTTGATGAAGCGGTAGCAAACGTCGTAGCTCAACGCCGCTTTCTCGGCGTCTTTGGACTCCTGGGCGTCCTTGGTATGTTGGGCATCCTTAATCCCAAGGGCGGTGCAGGCGGCGCGCCACGCCAGGCGGATGCTTGGCCGCGAGGGGTGCAGCCAGCACCGCAAGATGACCTCCCGATATTCCATGGAAAGAGAGAGCCCGATCTGACGTGGCGTCGGGCAGAAGGCGAGGTAGTCGCCCTCGCTGCGGCGGTAGGTTTTGGACCACAACCGCAAGGACGCCTCGCTGACACGGCCCACGCGGGCATGGATTTCCGGGAACACCACCCCAGAATTGTAGGCCAGCACAAAGGCCTTGGCGGCTTGGGCCTTGTCGCCTCGCGGGGCGTTGTCCAAGGCTTCCTGAAACGCCTCGCCCAGGCGATGCCGGTCCAGGGCCTTGCGCTTGCTGCGCTCGCTGACGGGCAGTTCCGCCGGCACGTCCTGCTGCCGGATGGCCAGGGAGGACGTCTGCATGCCGGGCAGAGCCAAGGGCGTTTCCAGGTGCAGTCCCTGGGCTTGGGCCTGGCGGACGGCTGCCCGGACGGTCTCCGGGAGTTCCGCCAGGGCGAAGCGCAAGGGCTTGATGGACAGGGCCGGCCAGCCTTCGGCCACGGCCCGGCGTTCCAGGGCGCGGGGCGAGAGGGAGAGCACGTGGGCGAGCTGGGTTGCCAGGATGCTCATAGCGCCACCTCCATGTCGTCCAAGAGAGTATCGCCGCCATCGTGCACGGCCTCCAGGCTCGCATCCAGGCCGCCGCGCCGCGTCAGGCGGGACAGGCAATCCGGGCAATGCAACCGGTTGGCGGAGTGCACGCCACAGCAGCGGCACGGCCAGGTGCGCGCAGGGGGCGGCACATCCTCTGCCTCATGCAGGGCCAGCCATCCTGACGCCGCCGAAGACGACGTCAGGATGGAGGCGTATTGGCGCAGGCCCGGCTTCATCAGGCCGCGTCCTGCGTGGTGGAGGTGGAGGACGCGGTGGAGAGCGAGCCGGGGGCGTCGGTAGGATCCGTGAGGGGATGCAGCCGGACGGTGACGCGCAGGGTGGTGCTGCCGTCTTCCGGGGCCTGGTCGGGCCGGTCGGGCTGGTCGGGCTGGTCAGCAACGACATCGGCGATGTAGTTCGGCACCGTCCCCAGGCAGAACCCACCCGCGCCGCAGTCCGGGTCGAATTCCGTGACCAGACTCATGCGCTGCAAGGCCCACAGCCGCTGTTCATGGGCGATGATGGCCTGATGCACCAGCATGCCGCGCGGGCTTTTGCGCTCCAGCACCGCCAGCACCTTGGCCATGGAGAGCCCGATGAGGGGATCGTCCGGGCTGCTGTCGATCCAGTCCCGGCCGCAGGCAAACCCGAACTGCCGGCAGCGGAACTCGAACCAGGCGCGCGGATCGTGCCTGTCATGCAGCTCCAGGGCGTCGGCCAGACAGTCCAGGGTCATGACCCGCAGGGGACGGCCGTCCATGTCCACTTCTGTGGACGCGATGAGCACGGCCTCGGAGGGTGGCAGTTCAGGCAGGGCGGTGTCGGCATGGGGTTCCATAACGTCTCCTTTTGCGTTGGTACGATGAGGCGCTACGCCGCCTTGGGCGCGAGCTTGGGTTTGGCGGTTTTGGCGGGCTTGACGTCGGACATGGCCTGCAAGACATCGGCGTTGGCGGGGTTGTGCGGGCAGTTCACGCAGCCAAGTATGGGCTTGTGCATCGGCAGTGAGGGCAACAGCTCCGGCGGGCAGCCGCGTTTGAGCAGGGCGCGCGCGACGCCGAAGTCCGGCCGTTCGCCCTTGATGAATTTGTTGACCACGCTGGGGTTGATCCGCAGCTCGAAGGAGAGTTCCTGCGCATTCTGGATACCGAGGTTTTCCTGACACCACCCAAGCAAGGCTTTGGGATCGAAGGTCATGATGGGGCTCCTTGGGGAAGATTGGTGGAAGTGGAGCAGCGTTGTCGTCGGGCCGGGAACAGAGGATTGGTGGGACTATTCCAAACGCCAACCAATCAGCGGACACGTTGAATTTTTGAGCGATTTCAAAGAACCAGGCCGGAGGGATCGTCTTGCGGCTGAGCGCTTTGCTGACCGATTGCGGGGTGATGCCTAAGGCGATGGCGAGATCAGCCGCATATCTGGCGGAAATCGCTTGCATGAGCCGTGCGAATTGCCCTTCAAAACCAGAGGCCGGGTGTTGGCTGTGCATCTAGGGCCTCCCTGTCGAAGAGGGGTGAATCCCAGCGGGATTGGCTTCACGACTGGCCCGCAATTCCTGGCGCAGCTCGGCCAGTTCCTGACGCAGGGCAGCGACATCGCTGCGAAAAATCGCGCTGGTGTGCTCCGCGTTGGCAGCATGGCGGCAGGCATCGGTCAGGAACCGCCAGAAGGCGTTATCGGTTTGGTCGCAGACAATGATGGTTGCCATGGTCGTGCTCCTAGGCAGCCTTGCCGCTGGGGCGCGAGGTTTTGGGGGAGGGGTTGGGCATGCGGATGACCGGGGCACGGCGGGTGGCGGGCTCCAGCAGGCCCAACTTGCGGGCGGTGGAGAGGGCGGAACCGACGGTACGGTCGTGCTCGTCCAGCAGCTTGCCGATCTCCCGGTTCTTCAGGCCCATGCGCCGGTAGCGCACCGCGGGCAGGATGTGCTTGCGACGGCTGGGATGCAGGCCAAGGGCCAGGCGCACGGCGGCTTCCTTGTCCTCCCGGTGTTGCACCTTCAACAGCTCGATCTCGCCCTGCAGGGAGGCGATGTGTTCCTGCAGCTTGCCGTCATACAGCCGCTTGAGGAGCTGGGCGAAAACCATGCTGACTTCATTGGCTTTTTCCGTGTCGGACTTCATGATCAGGTACAGCGCACCAACCTGAGAAAAAACCCTGGTATTGCGGGTGCCTGCTTCGGTGGTCAATTTGACCACCGAAGTATGCTCCTGTAATTGTTGAACGTGGCGGCTGTGCAACTTGGCAATGTTTCTGTGAGGATCCGAGTACCCGAGCAACTGGCCGAGCTGGTCGCCGGTGAACCAGAATTCGCCATCGCGTTCCAGGTACTTGATTTCGCCCAGACCCTGGAGCAGGGGCTGCCCCGCGGCGATGGCCGGGGACAGGGACTGCAAGGAGGCGACGGGTTCCGCGTTGGGGGTGGCGTTGGGTTCGGGCTGGGGCTTGGGGGTGGTGAAACGGGAGAAGAAAGACATGGTGGGCTCCTTTGTTGTTCCGGATAGTGCCGAGTGTTGCTCCGCTTGGCCGGCCTGACAGGTGTCAGGCCTAAATCTGGCTCTTAGAGGATGAACCCTTTCAGAGCGGCGGCGTCTTCAGCCTGGACGGCTGCGGGGCTGCGGGCGGGGATGGTGGTGACGGTGACGCCTTCGGGACCGGCGGGCGTGTACGCGGCCAGACCGTCAAAAGAGATTCCCGAGAAGATGAGGGAGGTTGCGGACTGCTGGGCGGTGGGGGCGGTGTTTTCCATTGTGGGGCTCCGCAGTTTAAGCTATTTGCTGTCATTAAGGCCTTGCGGCCTACATTCGATGTCGTGACTAATGAAATACAGTCTAGAGATTAAATTGGCAATAGAAAAATTTGAAAATTTACGGGTGAGGCTAAAATAATGACAGAACAGACTGTGAATTTTAAGGATTTATACGCAAGGATGTTGGAGTCGATCCACGGAAATACCATGTCAGACTTGGCGCGCGCGCTTGAAATAACGCCTCAATCTGTAAAACGCGCCGTCGACAGCGAGACGATTCCACCAACATGGCCACTGAAAATAGCTTCTCAAAAAAATGTTTCCCTGGATTGGCTGTATTTTGGCCGTACTGCTGAATCCTCCATGGACGATCCGCAGCCCCTCGGTGCTCCTTTCTCCAAGGAGTTGGCGAACAGGCAACCTGCTGACTTGCCAGGAAGAATAGAGCGTCTCATGCGGGCTTCTGATGCTAAAAACTACAGCGAGCTTGCGCGAGCTCTGGGGATCAAGCCTGCAAGTGTCAGCGGGGCAATTGAAAAGAAGTCTCTTCCATCTAGCTGGTTCTTTAAAATCGCTGAGGATTTTAATGTTTCTATAGACTGGCTCTACTATGGGCCGTCCTCCCCACACATTGCCATCACCCCGGCGGGCGCTTCCGCCCATGGGGTTCGAGATGTGCAAGCCCCTGACTCTGGGTTGCCTTTGGTTCGGCTTCGGTTGGTCGGGCACCGCCTGGATGAGCATGGTGCATTGATCAATCACGGCGAGGCTTCGGTTGCATTTCATAGGGAAGCAATGCAGGCCCTTGGCGATCCCGATCGGATGGCCTGCCTGCGGGTGACGAACAACGAGATGGACAATGTGATTGTGAACAATGACTTGCTGGTCTTTGACCAGGGGCAGGTGGAGCCCGCCAGTGGCAAGGTGTATGTGGTGGCCGTGGCTGGGGAACTGCTGGTGCGCACGCTGTTGCGCATGCCCAGCGGCATTGCCTTGTGGGCGGCAAGCCGGCCCACGGACACCCAAACGATGCTGCCCAAGGACAGGTCTGCGGCCTGGATTGTGGGGCGCGTGGTGTGGCTTGGGCGGGCGTTTGGATAGTTGACGCCCCGCCCTGGAAGGCGCATATTCTGTATGCGGCGCACGCGACACGGTGTTATTCTCCCGGCCGTAGCACGTGGATCCTTCGGGGTCTGCGGAGCGCCATGCAGGGTTTTGCGGGAGGCCCTGCCGTGCGCCGTTTTCTTTTGCCTTCCATTCACAATCCCTTGATAATATTGTATCTAAGTCATCCTGACGTGCGTTGCTGGATGGCCTTGCCCACCCCATATTGCAGGGCGGATATATGCAGCAATTGCAGCACGATGAAGGTGACACCATATTGGGGCCTCCTTCATCTGCCTGTAATGCTGTGCCTTTTTGATTTCCCTTTGAGAATGTGCAGCAATCACAGCGAGATGCTTCCGTCCCCAAATTGACGACGGAAGCATCTCGCTGTAATGTCACACCTTTTCTTCCAACAGTCGGAAATGTGTTGCAAATCAAGCATGATACTTCGGTGGTCAATATGACCACCGAAGTATCATCCCGATATATCACATTTTTATGCCGCCTCATTCCGCCACCTCGCCCAAGAGCACTTCGCCGTTGGTCAGGCGGCGTTGAATGTCTGCCCAGCGGGTACGGCGAAAGCTGGTCACGTAGTTGCGCTGGCCGGTCTTGGTGGCCTTGACGGCGGCCAGCCACCATTCGCCGTCTTTCTTGAGGCAGACCACGGTTTGTTCCCCGTCCTGGATGACCAGGTCCGGAGTGGAGAGCAGCTCCGGGATCCGGGCGTAGTCTCCCATGCCCAGTTCGGGGTGATGGTCCTTGTTCTTCTGGAGGGTGTCTCCGGAGAGGAAGGCCCCTGGCCCCTGGGCGCCGATGGCTTCTTGCACGGGCTCGGGCACCACGCCGGCCAGCATCTCCACGCCGGGCACGGGGTTGTTGTAAAACTCCTGAAAGGCCTCGCCCTTGAGCAGGCTTTCGGCCACCTCTTTGGCCAGCCCCTGGGGGGCGGCGGCCATCTTGGCGGCCAGGGAATCGCCCATGCGGGCGGGATCGCCGGGCATGTGGTCGAAGCCGGGATCCTGACCCCAGGGGACGTCGAAGACTTCCCCGTTGCGGGGGTTGGTCCATTTGCGGGTTTCGCCGTAGCCGGGAATCTGGTCATCAGGCGTGGGCGCAAGGCCACGGCGCTGGCGCTTGCCGTCACTCATGGAGCTGACGGTGCAGCGGCAGAGGTAGGCGTTGGGCGGAAAATGGGTCTTCCACCAGGGGTGGTCATGGCGCAAGAGCATGCCGTCCCAGGCGCGATGCTGCGGGCGGGTGCGGTCATCCAGGACGCTTTCGTAGCGCCACCAGGGGCGGCGGTCGGCCATGTCCTGCAAGCGCTGGCGGCGGCCGGCGTTGTAGGCGTCCAGCATGTTCTGCCGGAAGATCAGCTCCAGGCGGCGCGGGCTGCCCAGCTGGACGGTGCGCTTCTTGCCGGTTTTGGGGTCGATGATTTCCTTCTTGCCCCACCAGCCGGCCTTGCGCATTTGGGGCTCAATCTCTTTGCGCCAGTCATCGAAGGTTTTGCCTTCGCGCAGGGCGTCTTCCAGTGAGTCTTGCGTCTTCTTGAGCAGATCCAGGTCCAGCATCTTGGCGACGGTGAAGTCCTTTGCATGCTGTTCTCCCCAGACGTCTGAATAATGGTCCGACGGGGCCAGCCCCTTGCCGCCGAAGTGGTCGATGGCCTCCTGGGGATCGACATCGAAGCGGATGTCCATTGGTTCCGCAGGCATCAGGCGTCTTCCCCTTCATCTGGCTGCCCGTCCTGCCCGGCCTGCCCGTCCTGCACCTCCAGCTGGCCGTAGAGATTGGCAATAAAGCCGGCCCTGGCCAGGCGGTGGCCCAAGCCCTCGGTGGCGGCGTGATCGAAGCCGGTCTGGACCGTGGCCAAGGCTTCCTCGAAGCTGCCGCAGGCCTGGAGCCGGGCGAGGAGCGGGGCGACCAGTTCTTCCTGCACCTGCCGGGAGAGGGCTTCCACGGTGGCCTCGGCATGGGCCTCGGCCTCGGTGACGGCTGGTGATTGTGCTGCGTTGGCAGCAAGTTGCGACGGCAGGAACCCGCCTGCACGCGTCTGCTGGGGGGCGGGCGGGGCCTCCGGCGCGGCAGGGCCGGCGGGCGTGCTGGCCTGGCGCAGGCTGCGCAAGGTGGGTTCGTCGCCTTCGGCCTTGGGGATGCGGAACTTCTGGCGAATCCACCACAGGGGAATCTCGTCATAGCCGGCCTGGCCCAGGGTGGCGATGACCTGGGCCAGGGCCTGGAGGTCCGCGGGTTCCGGGACGTCAATGGCCAGGGTGGGATAGGCCGGCTGCGGGCCGAAGTTCAGGTCCACCAGGGGCTTGACAAGATCGCGGTTGAGGGTGGCGCAGAGCTGTTCGGCGTCGTCGCGTTGAAGGTCCCAGCGGACCTGGTTGTGCACCTCGCCCAGGGCATAGGCCCCGCCACCACCGGAGGCCGTGTCTGTGGTCAGGGTGCCGCCAATGAGGGCGATGGAAATGCTGCGGGTGGTCCAGTCCAGGAACCCCTCATGCGGGGTCTTGGCAGCGCTAGAGAATTTGGTTTCCAGCAATTCCAGCTGCATGCCCTGGGGGATGATGACCGCGGCCTCGCTGCTGATGGCCTGGGCCGCGGCAAGCAGGGTGTTCTGTTCCGTTTCCGTGGCACCGGCAGGATAGCGACCCAGCCGCGTGGGAATGCCGTAGCTTTCCACAAAGCGCGCCCAGCCGGCGAGGTTGTAGTTGCGGAAGAGATACAGCCACGCCAGGGTACGATACAGGGGACCGCGCCAGGGCACGCCGCTGCGGGCCTGGGACCGGTGCACCAGCCACTTGAAGGGCCACAGGGGCTCGGGTTCCCTGAGGCTGCCATCCCCGGCCAGGCCCAATTCCAAGGCCCCATTCCCAAGGCGGAGCCAGCCAAAGCGCCGCTGTTCCACGAACTCCAGGCGCGTGGGCACGGCCTGGCCTGCGGAGACGTCCCAGTACAGCTCCAGGGCGGCGAAGCCCTTGCCCGTGGCGTCCAGGGCATCGCGGAAGGCCTGGCGCAGGGGCAAGGCTTCCAGGACCGTTTGACAGAAGCCGGCTATTTCCGCGGCTTTTGGCGAATCGTCCGCGGCATCCATTTGCCAGCTGCGACCGGAGACGGCGCGCTTGCGGATGCTGGCCAGGTGGCCGATGTGGGGATCCTTTTCTTCCATCTCGTCAAACAGGTTGGCCTGGGCGGCCACATCCCCGGCGCCGCCGGCCCGCAGCAGGCCGGCCAACTGCCGGGCCGTGAGGGCCCCGCGGGCGGGAGTCCAGGTGTCCAGGCCGGCGGAGCCGCCCAGCCGGGAGCGCCGCCGGACGGCTTCGGCCTGGGATTCCTTGAGGTCCCGCGATGAGACGGGCACGCCGCGATGATCGTACAACGTAGGCATCTCAATATCCTTGAAGTGTTAGAATCCGCGCTGCCTGCCGCCAAAGAGCCGGCCAAAGATGCCGCCGCCACCGCCGCCACCAGAAGACTTGAAGGCGATCTGCCCGGCGTGGCGTAAAAGGGACCAAGCCAGCTCCAGGGCGTCTGGCCCGTCGTCGTGTGCAGCCTGGGGGAATTCCTGGAGCTGCTGGTTCAGGGTGCCGTGCAGGGGGTTGAAGAGGATTTGCCCCGCGGCCACAGGTGCTTGCAGGGACAGGATGCGGACTTCCTTGGCAAAGAGGGGCTTGACCGCGAGCACGGGCACGGGCACCCCGGCTTCCAGGGATTTTTCCAGAATGATGTCCCGCAGGACGGCCTGGAAGGCCACGTCTTCCACGGCCCATTGGGCGCAGCCCCACTTGCGCTGCAGCTCGATGACGCGATCCACGGTGGCCATGGGATTGCGCCTGGTGACGTCGGCTTCCAGCACCAGGGCCTTGCGATCGTCCCGCTGCCCCAGGATAACGATGCCCGTGAAGTCGCCCTTGATCAGGCCCTGGGCAGGGTCCACCGCCCCGACGATCAAGCGCCAGGCGTTGGGCATCTCCACGTAGAAATGGAGGGTCCGGAAGACCTGGGAGTCCGGATCAAGGGGCTGATTCTGCTTTTCGGTCTGGAAGGTGTGCGGATCAAGGGCGCGCTTGGCCATGAGCCGCTCCAAGGGCTCCATCTCCGGCCAGAGGACTTCCGCGCCTGCGTCCATCTCCCCTTGGCGGGCCTTGTAGAAGGCCGCTGCCGCCGGGGCGTCCACGGCCAGCAGCCTGCCCCATTCGTCCCAAAGGTCCAGGCGTTCAGGCATGCGCGCCACGGCGCTGAAGGTGTGGCTCTCGAAGTCCGGCCGCCGCTGCATGCGCGCCACCAGACAATCCGCATGGAGCATGGTGCCTACCAAAATCACCTGCAGGCTGCCGTCGGCCAACCCCAGCTCCAGCACGGCTTTGACGAACCAGCTTTCGACCTTGTCCCGCTGGGTCTTGGAGAGGACGTTTTCATCGTTCTCCAGGTCATCCGCGAGGACCAGGGACGGCCGCAGGCCGTTGATGTTCAGGCCGCGGATGCGTTTGCCGGAGCCCAGGGCGGCCACGGGCACGCCTGAGGCGGTGATGATTTTGTCCTGCCGCCAGAGCCGGCCTTCCCCCACCAGCTCCGGGAAGTCTGCAGCCAAGCGGGGATTGTCTTCCAACTCGACCTTGATGACGGCCAAGGACTGCTCGGCAAGTTCCGAGGAATCCTGCAGCAGCACGGGAAAGGCCGCATCCCCTCGCGCCAGACGCCACAGGCAGTAGGCCCGCACCAGATACGTTGTCTTGGCATAGCCGCGGGGCGCGGCGATGCAGAGCTTTGCCCCCTGTCCCCAGCATGGGGCCTGGGCGAAAATCCAGTGATGAAAGGATGATGAGGGCCGGTCCAGATAGTGCGGCAGGTAGGTTTGGCAGAACAGCCGGAAGTCTGCCTTGGCCGCCGGGATGCGGTCCTCGCGCCCGGTTTCGGCCAGGGCGGACATGCGCTGCAGGCGCTGGCGCAGGGCGGCCAGGTCGCGATCCAGCTGTTTGCGGTCCAGACGTTTTGGCGCGGGAGGCATCAGGCGAACTCCTTGCGGACCTTGTCCCGGATGGCGTCCAGACTGGCCTGCAGCCACAGGGCCAGGTCATCACGGCCGTCTTCGATGGCTTGATCCACCAGCAGGTCCAGGGTTTTGGCGACAACTTCGCCCACGTCGATCCTGGGATCCGTGCGCACGGCCCGGATCAGTTCCGAATAGGTCCGGGAGTAGGTGCGCAGGATGTCCAGGCGCTTGGCCGCGTCCGTAATCTCGCGCAGCTTGGGCAGTTCTTCAGCAAAGCAGCCGAAGAGCGTGCCCAGGAACTGCTGATGCGCTTCTTCCGTGGCCGTCTCCCCCACCCGGCATTCCACCCGCAGGGCGTCCCAGTCTGCGCCGTTTCGCGCATCGATACGGCGATGATACTGCACTGATGCCGGCTGCAAATCGAAGAGAACGGCAATCTCATCAATGCTCTTGCCAGCGGCGTACATTTGTCGCATCTTCTTGCGCACCTTGCTGTAGTCCTTCATGGCACATCCTTACCATATTTTATGCTTGTGAAACACTAAAGCGCTTTAGTGGATTGCGTTGTACCGATCTATTACAACGCAAACTGTGCATTGCGTCTAGGTTGCTTTGTTTCACTAATGCGTGAAAATGTTCTCTTGAACCAGCGGTACAATGTGAGGGCAATAGGGGTGCAGCATGGTGCGTGACATGATCGAACAGTGGCGGACGCTCGCGGACCATTGCGGCGTCAAGAGCGCGCTGGCTGCGGCCGGGGCGTATCTGGTCGGGCCGGTGGATGCCGTTGTCTGGGGGCTGGTGACCCTGCTGGTCCTGGATTTCGCGTTGGGCTTCGGGCGGGCCTGGACGGCCGGCACGCTTTCCGGGCGGCGCATGCTGCACGGCGCGGGCAAGTTCGTGCTCTTTGGCCTGGCCGTGGTCATGGGGCATGTATTGGATGCCATGTTTCTTGCCGGAATCGGTCTGGAATTTCCGGTAACCTGCCGTAATCTTATTATCGTCTATCTTGCTCTCAGCGAGAGTCTGTCCATCTGCGAGCACCTGGCCTGCCTGAATGTGCCCCTGCCGGCACGGCTGGTGGCCAGGCTCAAATGCTACCGGGACGAAATCAGCAACACCGAAAGCGCGTCGCGGCCTGCAGGCCGGCCGCGTGCCTAAGGAGCATGAGATGACGACTATGCATCGCAGCGTGGTGCGCTTGGCCGTGGAAGCCAATGCCGTGCAGTCCGGAGCCCGGCTGCTGATCCTGCCGCTGGGTGAGATCAAGGGGCGCGATGGCCGGTATTGGGACCTGACCCCCGGAGACGCCCAGGCCCTGGTGAACATTGTCCAGGCCGAAGGCGTGGATATTGTCATCGACTATGACCACTCCACCTGTTGGAGCGGTGGCCGGGCCGCCGGCTGGCTGCGCAATTTCCAGCTGGAGGATGCTGGCATCACGGCGGAAGTGGAATGGACTGAAGCCGGGTCCGCGGCCATTGCCTCCAAGGAGTATCGGTATCTTTCTCCGGCCTTCGCCACGGATGAAGGGCCGCGCATCCTCCGGCTGCACTCTGTTGCTTTGGTGAACAACCCGAACATTGCGGAATTGCCCGCCCTGAATGCGGCTGGCGTCGCGCCGGGCAGTCCGCCCGTTTCGCCCGTTTCGCCCGGCCCCGCTGCATCGGCTGCCCCGGCATCCTTGGAGCAGCTCTCCGTGGAGCAGCTCTCCGTCCAGGTGCAGTCCTTGGCCGGCCAGGTTCGCCTGCTGACCGAGCAGAACGCCAGCACCATGAACGCCCTGGCGGCAATGACATCGGCCCAGCAGCACTCGGCTGTAGAGGCCCTGGTGGCCAATGCCTGTGCCGATGGCCGGTTGACGCCGGCCCAGCGCGATGCGGCCATCGCCCTGGGCAAGGTGGACAAGAACGCCCTGGAAGCGCTGCTGAATGCTACCCCCAAGGGGCTGGCCACCCTGGCGGCGAGCCAGGCCGGCCAGGGCGCAGGTCCGACGAACGGCGATCCCGCCATGGCAACGCTGGACGGCAATGACCTGGCTATCTGCAAGGCCATGGGGCTTGATCCGGCCAACTATGTAAAAACCAAGGCCCAGGCCGGCGCACGGACCGGTCGGAATGGCCAGACCGGGAAGGAGGGCTAGGCCATGATGGATCGCGATACGCATTGCATCCAGGGTGAGTTGTTCGAATACCTTCCCGCGCCCACGGCCACGGAGTTTCCGGTGGGCCACATGGCCGCGGTGGATGCCACCGGCCTGTTGCACCTGGCCGCTGACGCCGAGGGGCTCGTTGTGGTCGGGCGCATTGAACGTGGCCTCAGGCATGGCCGGGTGACCGTGCGCCGGGGCGTGTTCAACTGGGAAAAGGCCGCCGCCACGCCGCCCACTGCGGCGAACCTGGGGCAGTTTGTCTATGTGGCAGACTCCGAAACCGTCTCGGTGGCCGCTGGCGTCAACGGCATTGTGGCGGGCGTGCTGCTCAAGGTGGACGATTTCGCCTGGGTGGACACCGGGTTTGTCCGCAAAGACCTCGACCCCGCGGCGGCGGGCTAGGAGCTATTTGTATGCTTGTGAACGCGCAGAACATTGCGAGCTTTTTCGTCGGCCTGAACACGGCCTTTCAGAGCGGGCTGGCCCTGGCCGCGCCCAAGTGGCCGGCCATCGCCATGCACGTGCCTTCCACCAGCGATGCCGAAGACTATGGCTGGCTCTCGGGGCTGCCGAGCATCCAACGGTGGGTGGGCGACAAGGAGATCAAGAACCTCAAGGCCAACGGCTACACCCTGGCCAATGAAGACTTCGAGGGCACCTTTGGCGTGCCTCGCAACTCGCTGGCCGATGACAAGTACGGCATGTTCGCAAATACGGCCGCGGCCTGGGGTGGCAAGGCGGCTTTGTGGCCGGATGCGTTCCTTTTCCCGCTGCTGCTGCAGGGGTGGGACGGCATCTGCTACGATGCCAAGCCCTTTTTCTCCAATGCCCACCCGTACAAGGGCGGCGTGCAGAGCAACAGCGGGGGCGGCAACGGCACGCCCTGGTTCCTCTTGTGCACCAGCCAGGTGGCCTTCAAACCCCTGGTGTTTCAGGAGCGCGAAGCGCCCCACCTGGTGGAGCTGGCCGGCCAGGGCGAAGGCGAACGCAATGCGGTGACCAACACCCATACCTTCATGAAAGGGCAGCTGCTTTACAGCGTCGAAGCCCGCGGGGCTTTCGGCTTCGGGTTCTGGCAGCTGGCCTACGGCAGCAAGCAAGAGCTCAACACGGCGAACCTCAAGGCCGCGCGCCAGGCCATGGAAGAATACGTGGACGACGCCGGCACGCCGCTGGACGTGACGCCCAACCTGCTGGTGGTGCCGCCCTCGCTGCGTGGCGCAGCGGAAGTGCTGGTGAACAAGGAAACCTTGGCCGGCGGCGAAACCAACGAGCTCTACAAGGCCTTTGAGCTCTTGGTGTCCGGACATCTGCGCTGAAATCTCAGACTAGTCTGAGACTAGTCTGAAACGCGAAGGAGGGCACAGGGCATGGCCTATTGCAATGCGGACGACTTGCGCCGCGTGTTGGGTGAAGACGATTTGGCGGACCTGGTGGGCGGCTGGCCGTATGAACCGGAAGCGGGCCGCCGGCTTGAATCCGTCTGTGAGGCGGCCAGCGCCGAAGTTGACGCCTATCTGTCCACCCGCATGGCCGTGCCCCTGGCCCAGCCCAGCCCGCTGGTAGTGCAACTGACGTCCCGGCTGGCCGTGCATGGCCTCTTTCGCCAGTTGCATACTGTGCCCGAGGCCTGGGCGGCAGACCGTGCCGAGGTGCTGCGCCTGCTGGCGGCCATTGCAGCCGGGCGGTTGTCTCTGGGCATGAGCGATCAGCCGGTTGCGGCTGGCCGTGCCCGGGCCGTGCGGGGGGATGGCCGGTTGGCCGGGTTGGAACAGGTTTTTTAACGAGCATTGAAGGAGCCGAATATGGCAGGGTACGGATTTGGGCTGGAGGAAGGGGCCGTCCTGAGTGGGATTTTGACCATGCGGCCCATGGACTCCGACGAACCGATGGTGGACCTGGGCAACGCCACGTTGCTGGTGACGAACATCTCCACGAAGACCACGGAACGCCTCTCCCGGCGCAAGGGAACCAAAGGACTCCCGCTGGATAGCGCCACCTCGATCGATACCGTGGGCGGCAAGCTGACCATCGACACCCTGAACCGGACTACCTACGCCCTGGCCACCATGGGGGCTGATTCCGACTTCATCCAGGCCGCCGGCACGGATCAGCAGGTCGCGCTGAAGTTGTACGAGCGCGGTTATATGGATTTGGGAAAGTACAAGGTCTCCAACGTGCGCGTCACAGGCGGGGTTGAAGGGACGGACTTTGAGGTCCTGCCCGACTCCGGGCAGATCAAGCTTGTGCCTGGCGGCGCCTTGACTGACGGCCAGGAATATCAGGTGACGTTCAACTGCGCCTACATCGACGGCTACCAGATCGATGCCGGCACAGTGGCCGTGGCCTACGTGCAGCTCCGGCTGGACGGGGTGAACGAGTTTGGCAACAAGCCGTTTGTGCTGGACATCCCCAAGGCCACCCTGTCTCCGGATGGGGATCTCAACTGGATCAGCGATGAGGTGGTGGAGGCCGGCTTCAACATCAAGACCCTGCTCAAGCAGGGCGAGGCAGGCATGTACCGGATGCGGACCTTCCCGCGGGCGACGCAGACGCCTGCATAGTCGGAGGCATCCATGCGGACCGTTCCTGATTTAGGAGATAAGTACAAAACACTGCAGGGGTTGGTGCGGCTGCTGGGGCTTGAGGATGCCGTAGCGCTTTGCAATGCGTACGCCGGGTTGCTCGTCTATGTCCCGATCCGTGCGCCGGTGGAGCATCCATTGCGCCAGCTCTTGTCTCCCGCTGCCTGGCAGGCCCTGCATGGTGCCTATGGAGGCGTACGCGTGGATGTGCCATCCGCAGAGCCCGTGCTGCGGGCGGCGAGAAACGCCGAATTGCGCGCCCGCCGGACCGCTGGCGCATCGGTGCGGGAGTTGGCGGTGGCCTACAGCCTGACGCCCCGGCGGGTGTCTCAAATTCTGCGAGAGGGCGGGGCCAATGTCTGTTGAAACCGTGATTGTGATTGATTCACATCCTGTGGATGCGTTGTTGCGGCGCCTGCGTGACGGCCTGCAGGATACTGCGCCGGCCTTCAAGGAGGTGGGTCAGGAGCTGGTGGACATCAGCATGGAGGCCTTCCGGAGGCAGGCGGACCCGGCAAATGGTGACCCCTGGGAGCCTTCGGGACGCGCCCAGGCTGAAAATGGACAAACCCTCATCGACACCGGGCGGCTGCGTGCATCCATTACCGCCAGGTCAAAGCATCTGGAAGTCTCGGTGGGCAGCAATGTCGTGTATGCAGCCATCCATCAAACGGGTGGGCGCACCAAGCCGCACGTGATCCGGCCCCGATACAAAAAGGCCCTCTGGTGGCCGGGCGCGGCCGGCCCGCGCAAGAAGGTCAATCATCCTGGCTCAGTCGTCCCGCCGCGGCCATATTTGGGCGTGGGGGCAGAGGACTGGGACGAGATTTCAGACATCCTCACCCACCATCTGGAGCGTGCCTGATGCAGCGTCTTTCCTATGCCCCGGCTCATTCGATCCGCGACATCGAGACAGCCATCGTGCGCACCCTCCTGGCACTGCAACTGCCTGGCGTGCAGGTGGAACCCTACCGGTTCCAATTTGACCAGGCGCAGTTGCCGACCTTGCGGCAGCGACTGCCGGCCTATCTGGTCGCCTGGAATGAATCCAGGCCTCTGGCGTTGGAGAATCGCCGGCATGCCGAGCGGCTGCACTTTGCCGTGATTTGCGGGGACAAAAGCTTCCGGCGTGATGTGGCTGCGGAAGGCGGCGTCTCCGGCCCGGGCGTCTATGCACTGGTTGAGGCGGCCCGGGATGCCATGCATGCCCAGGTTGTCCTGCCCGGCCTCAAACCCTGTGTGGTGGAGCGGGCCTACGGCGCAAGCTACGCCAATGGCATTGCCATTTGCATTGTGGATGTGACGCTGGATCAAGTCAGGGTCCACAACCACTCGTAAAAAGAAGGATTTTGCCATGCCTGTTCAGACTCGTACCGTTCCGACCGCCGTGCGCGCCATCACCGTCACCGAGCCGACCCTTGCCACGCTGTGGCAGGTCGTGGGCCGGCCGGACATCCTGTTTGATCCCCATGAGGTGATGACCGGACGTGCTCCGCTGCCTGCCTCGCTGTTGGCGGCGGTTTCGGATCTGCAGCCCGAGGAGTTCGGCAAGCTCACGCCGTCCGAAGCGCGCGCTGTGACCGCTGCCGTGCGGGAGGTGCTGGCCGATTTTTTGCCCCTGCTCCAGGAGCTGCACGGGGCAAAGGGGCTGCTCGACCAGCTGGCCAGGCCTTGCGGGACGCGATCGAGCGGGCCGTCTGCGTCCTCGTGAGCCGGGGACATGTAGGGGCCTGGCAATACGGCTGGGGCGTGGCGGTCCGGATGCTCAACATGCTGGCGGAAAAGAAGAGAACATAGCTCCCCATGGCGAACGACCTGCTGTATCAGATCAAAATCACCGCCGAAGACAAGGCATCCACCGTGATCAATGACGCGGCCGGGCGCGCACGTGATGCGTCCGGCCGGTTTGTGAAAATGGGGGAAGACAGCACCGCGGCGGCCCGCAGCGCCACGGCGGCCCAGACGGAACATGGACTGGCGCTGACCGCTCTGGCTGGCAAGGTGGCCGGGGTGGCTGTGGCCTATGTTGCGTTCCAGACAGCCGTCAATCTGGTGTGGGAGCTGGTGACGGCGGCCAAGGAACTGGGCACCGCGGCTGTGGACACGGCCGGGAAATATGAGCAGTTGCGCAATGCCCTGGATACCGTAACCGGTGGGCATGGGGACACTTGGTTCGAGCAGCTCAATGCCTGGGCCAAGGTCATGCCGGGGAACACGGCTGAGGCCGTGGATGCATTCAAAAAGCTCCGGTCGATGGGCGTGCAGCCCACCATCAAGGACATGACCACGCTGAAGGATACCGTGGTGGCCGTGGGCGGGGGTGATGAGGCATTCTCCGGCATTGTGACCGCGTTGGGTCAAATGCAGGCCAAGGGCAAGGCGTCGGCCGAAGAATTGATGCAGCTCGCCGAACGCGGCGTGCCGGCATATGCCATCCTGCGGGAGGAGCTCAAGCTCACGGGCGCTCAGGTGGCGGACATCGGCAATCAGGCCATCCCCGTGGAAAAGGTCATGGAGGCCCTCATGGCAGGGCTGCAGAAGCGCTTCGGCGGCGCAGCCGCAGGCATGGCCGACACCTGGGAGGGCATGACGCAGACCCTGGAAAGCGAGTGGGAAGACTTCCTGCGGCTGGTGGGCGATGCCGGGGTCATGGACTATGCGAAGGCGCAGATCAAGGCGCTGTTGGCCGAAGTACAGCGGATGGCCGAGACTGGCGACCTGGAGCGCTGGGCTCGCAAGACGTCAGAGGCCCTGGTGAACCTGGGCACCATTGTGACCGGCGTGGTCAAGGTGCTGGGCACCCTGGCGCGAGGGGTGGTTGAGCTGGGCAGCAATGCCGGACCATGGCTGCGGGTGCTGGAGGTGCTGGCGTCCCTGCCGCTTTCGCCGTTGTCCGGGTTCGCGGGTGAAATATCGCGACTGCGCGTCGAATATGAGGCGGCATACGCCGCCAGCCAAACATTTGCAGATGCGACCACTGCGGTTGCCGGCGTGTTCCGCGAGGCCACGGCGGCGATTGTGGAGCACTACGACGCCCTGGCCGCGGCCGCGAAAAAAAGCAGCCAGGACGAAGTTGCCCAGGTGGCGGCCGTGCTGGCGGTGCGACGGCAGCAGCGAGATGTGGTGATCGCCCTGGCCGAAGAAGAGGCCGCTGCCCGTCAGGCGGCGTTGGACAAGGCTGGTTTGGCCGAACAAAAACATGCCGCCGAGGCAAAGGCCATTGAGGAGTCACTGTCTCAGGCCAGGCTGGGGGCCTTGCAGGCCTATGCCGCGTCTGCGCAGCAGATATACGATCAGGTTATTGCCCATGGCCGCAAGCTCCAGGAAGAGCTCACCAGCTTGCAGGCTGCGCAGAAGGAATTTGCAAAGACCGCTGCTGACTTGATCCTTGAAACAGCGCTCAACACCATGAATCCCACCCAAAAGGTGGCGGCGTTGAAGCGTGAAATCATGGCGGCCAATGCCGAATTGCGGACGTTGGTGGCAAAAGGAGACGCAGAATCCCTCAAGCAGGCCGAAGAACAGCTCAAGAAGCTGGCATCCTTGTACAAGCAGATGGAGTCGGCAGCGAGTCCGGCGCAGAAGCCGACCATCGCTCAGGAGGCGGCCCAGGATGTGCAACGCGGCGCAGAGCTCATTGGCAAAGCCTGGGACGCTGTGACGCAAAAGACCAAGGATGCCGCCACAGCAAACGAGGCGGCGGCAAAGCAGATCGGCGATGCCGTGGGTGATGCAACCGATGAAGTCAATAACGCCAAGCCCCAGATCGAGGTGGTGCACAATGCCGAGGTGGTGAAGGCCGAAATCCTCGCCGTCTTGAACGGGCTCTCAACCACTGGAACGCACACCGTGCTCTTTCAGGACGCAAGCGGCAAGCCGTATGCCCCGGCATCGCCTCTGCTGCAGGAAGGACAGCTGGTTATCAAGGCGGTGACCGAGGCGGCCCAGGCGCGCGTGGATGCGCTGGCCGCGCCGCAAACCAAGGAAGTGGCTGTCGCGGTGGTGAACACGGCGGAGGCAGCCTCAGCGTTTGAAGGCCTGACTGCGGCAGCAGAGAAGGCCATCACGGTGCACCCCATCGGGGATGCCGCCGTGGCCTTGTTTGAAGCACTGATTGCGCCAGCGGAAAAACCCGTGACACTGGTGGCGGATGCCACAGTGGCTCAGGAAACGCTGGAGGCCGTGATGGCACCGGCGGAAAAGTCCATCGTGCTGCATGCCGAGGCTGATGCGGCGCAGGACGTCATTGCCAATGCCCTGGCCCCCGAGGAAAAATCCGTGACGCTGGAGGCCGAGGCCGCTGCGTTCAAGGCCTTGCTCCGGGAACTCTTGAAGCCGGAAACGAAAATCATCACCATCGAAGAGCGCCGCAAGGGAGGCGGCAACTCTTCTGGAGACGCCGGGGGCGAAGGTGAGGCCCCCGGGTACGCCACAGGCGTGATTCTGCCAGGGTATGGCGGCGGGGATATCATCCCGGCCCGTCTGGAGCCGGGCGAAGCGGTGACGGATAAGGAAACCGTGCGGTTCTTTGGCGCGCAACTGTTCCGGGATCTGAAGCGGGCACGCACCGGGGAAATTTCCCTGTCGGAGCTGGCGGCCCGCATCCAGCACGCGGCAGTGGACCTCCGGATTCCGGTGCGGCAGATCACCGAACCCTTGCGCTACAGCGCTGGCGGGCTGGCCCCCGCGCCTGCGGGAGGCTTGTCCGGCGGCCATTGGGGCACCTTGACGTTGGAAGTGGGCGGCCGGGAATTTCAGGTGGTCTCGGAACGCGCCGTGGCTGCGGACCTCGCCGAACAGTTGACCAGAGCCCGTTTGGCCGGAGTTTCCCGTGCGCCTCGCTGACGTGGATCTGGAAGATGTGGCCATTCTGGATGCATGGCACGTGCCCATGGACGCCAAAATGGAACGCACACTGTCCGGGGCCTTGCTGGTCTGGACCGCTCCGACGCAAGGGATCCCCATGGATCTGGTAGGCGGAGCCGAATACGGCTGGTTGCCGCGCGCGAGTCTGGATCGGCTGCGGGAGTTGGCCAGCCAGGCCGGCGCCGTCTATCCATTGGAGCTCAATGATGGGCGCGCCCTGCAGGTACTGTTCCGTGTCTGGGAGCAGCCGTGCATAGACGGCCGAGCCGTCTATCCCGATGCGGATCCCGCCCCGGATGATCCCATTGCAGACATCATCATCAAGGTGGTGGCGCTGTGACGCTGGTGCTGCTCTGGGGATCCCAGTCGGACCTGCAAGGGCAACTCCCTTTTCCCGTCAGCGTGGGCGTCACGCGGCGGCAGCTCCTGTTCGCAGGGATGGGCAAGCGCAGACGGCTGGCGGTGTGCTCTGCATTGAGCGCCGGTCGCCGCGGCCGCCTGTGCATTTCCGGCAGCACTGCGGCCGGCTGCCGCGGCATGCTGCCCCTGGGTGTTGAACTGGCACGCGTGGATGCCCGACGCGGCCACCAGGCGCTGCTGGACGCCGTGCTGCCCGTGCTTGTCCCGTCGGTTGGCATGCCGGCGGTTCTCCTGGACGGGCAGGACATCAGCACGGCCGTGTCTGATATCTCCATCAGCCTGGATCAGGACGCGCTGCATGATCAGGTCGATCTGACCATCCTGGCCCCGGCGCATTTTGGGACGGCCGATCCGGCGCGCCTGCCGGGCACGCTCCGGCTGCAGGTACAATTCCGGGGTGGTCCGGCCCATGCGTTTCTGGTGGAGCGTCGGGAGCTGGCCGTGGACCGCTGTTCGGTATGGGGTCGCGGAGCCTCCGCGTTGCTGTCGGAGCCGTTTGCGGCCGCAGTGGCCATGGGGCCGTATGCGACCGCGCCGACGGCACGCGCCGTTGCCGCCGAACTGGTCGGAGATGTGACCGGAGGCGGGCTGGTCTGGGCGCTGGAAGACTGGGTATTGCCGGCCTCCTACACCTATGCCGGCGATGCCATGGAGGGCCTGCAGACCCTGGCTGCGGCCGCAGGCGGTGTGGTGCAGGCGTTGCCTGCCGGTGGAATGCGCGTGCGGCCACGGTGGCCGGGCGGCCTGGCGGTGATACGGGATGACGCCACTCCAGCCGCAGCGCGCCTGGATGAAGACTGTGTCCTCTCGTGCTCGGTCGCTCACGAGGCCGGAACGCCTGTGGATCGGGTGGAGCTCTCCGGCACGACCTCTGAAGCGGTCATGCCATCCCTGGAGGTGGAAGGATCGCCTGCCGCGGGAGAGGATATGGTGGTGCGCGCCTACGGTCAGTCAGGTCTGGATGTGTGGGATGTCTGGACCTCATCTGGACGAGTGACGCCGTTGGGTACTTCCCGCGAGACGGTGACGGAACGGATCGCATTTTCGGCCGGTGCAGGGCAGGCCTCCCGCGTCGTGGCGGGGGAGCTCGCCTGGCAGTGGATTGGTGCGGATGCCGGGGACATCAGCGTTGCGACCGGCGCGACGGATCTGACCTTGGCCGACGTCAGCCGGCACGGTGTGGCGGACATCACATATGATACCGTAATTACACGGTGGCTTGTACGTGGCTGTTCTGAAAAGACGGTACTCTTCGTGGTGCAAGGCACGGCCCCGGATGGCGTGCATGTGGTTGTGCAATCTGCCGCCCTGGCCGCCCGGGACCGCGCGGCCGACCCCATTGAAGACCCCCTGGTGACATCCGAGCGGATTGCGTTGCTGCTCGGGCAGGCGTGGTTGCTTGAGTATGCCTTTGACCGGCGGATCATCACGGTGACCATCCCGTGGCGTCCGTTGGCGCCGGGGGATGTGGTCGGGCTGCAGTTGCCGTCACTGCGGGTGCATGGTCGGGCGTGGGTGCGGGCCGTGAGGCATCACGCCGAACATGGCGGCCGCGTGGTGACCGAAATAGACGCGGTGCAACCTATCATTGTGGGAGGATGAGCAATGGACATCCAGACGCCGATCCAGGCGACCATCAACCGGCTGTGCCCGGCTGCGGAACCCGATCTGGTCAAGGCATTTGACCACGCCGGGGATGTTCTGCCCGGGCACGGCATCGGCACCCGACTGCGGCTGCAGCATTTCCTGGCCCAGGTCTTTCACGAGACCGGGCAATTGCGGCGAGCCGAAGAGAGCTTGAACTACACCACGGCGGCCCGGCTGATGGTTGTCTGGCCGTCACGGTTCAAACGGCCGGCAGACGCCATGCCGTTTGTAAGCAATCCGCAGGCGCTGGCCAATGCCGTGTACGGCGGCCGCATGGGCAACACCCAGCCCGGGGATGGTTGGGCATATCGTGGCCGGGGCCTGCTGCAGCTCACTGGGCGGGAGATGTACGCCCGCGTCGGCCGGGCTGCAGGGCTGGACCTGGAAACTTCGCCGGAGCTGGCCTGCGCCCCGGAGACGGCCCTGCTGGTGGCGGCCACCGTATGGGCGCTGAAACAGTGCAATGCGTCGGCAGATCAGGATGATGTGGCCGGGGTGACGCGCCGCATCAATGGCGGGTCCAACGGGTTGCAGGATCGTACACGGCTGCTGAAGCGCATCAGGACAGGCCAGGAGTGGCGGGCATGAGTCTGTTGACATCCATTCTCCCGGCCTGGGGTCGCTGGCTTGCACTGGGAATTGTGTGCATCGCGGTCTTTGCCGGCGGGTGGCAAGCACGTCTGGCGTGGGACGCGCCGATCATTGCAGAATTGGAATTGAAAACGCAGCAGGCCCTGGAGCGAGAGGCGGGCTATAAACTGGAGCAGGCAGGTAGGCAAATTGCCGACGCCGCGGTGCAGGCGCGCCTGGATGCATGCCTCAATCAGGCTGGCAAGCAACCGACCATCCTGGCAAGGGTGCTGGCCACTCGCAAACCCGTTGCCAGCTTATCTAACGCAACAGCCGCCGTACACGATCAGCAGGACGCCTATGACCACGCGGCCATCATCCGGCTGTGGAATGATGCCATCGACGGCAATTGGTGATGACAGGAGGTCTGCACGATGACATGCGCCAGGCTGTTGATGTTGGGGTTGATACTGGCAGGCTTTTCGGCGTGCTCGGCCAAACAGCCCGCCATCCGCGTCGAAGTGCTCGACCCCTACACCGGGTGCGGGACGCCGGTTCGCCCGGAATTTCCACGCATGACCATGGCCGTCGATCCGGAATACGCCGGGGTGGAGCTGCGGGCTCCGCAAAACGTGGAGGCCCTGATCCTCGGCTGGCCCGTGGCCATGTCCTACATCCAGAGCATGGAACAGACGCTGGAATGCTACGCCGCGCAGATCGCGGCCCGGGAACAGCTCCAGCCGGAACATGCCGGAACAGTCGGAACAGTCGGAACAGTCGGAACGGCCGGAACAAGCCGGACAGGAAGGAAACCATGACCACTGATGCACTGGAAACCACAGATACCTTGGCCTTGCTCATGGGCCGCATGCAGGGCGTGTGGCGCGATGGGGTGCATGTGATCCGGTTTGAGGCCGGCATGGGCAGATGGTGGGGTTTTGTGAATGGCCACGCCTTTGCCAAGCCCATCGAATCCCTGGAGCTGGCTGGAGACTCCGCAATTCGCTTTCTGTCCGGGGCCAAGCGCGTGGAGGCGCGCCTGGAGGGTGGCCACCTGGTGCTTGCCGCCGGGGGGGTGGAGTATCGGTATGAGAAAGCGCCCCTCACAGGAGAAGCAGGCATGCGCCAAGTTGGTGAGGCATGATTCGGCAAGAACTGGATCGGCTGTATGCCCGCGCCGGAACCGGGGGCAAGAACCGCGCGGCAGAGAACGCGCTATGCGAACAGCTCATTGCCGCGTTGCGGTTGATCGAGCTGTATGAAGGGGCTCCAGAATCCATGCATCTGGAAACGGACATGCTGCGGGGAACCCTTGAGGGCTTGCTGCCCTCCTCAGAAGAAGCAACGGCACCATGCATTGCAGGCGGTGATATCTGGACGCAGGCGTTCAAACGAGGCTTCGCAATGATCATGGAAGAACAGCGGGGGCGGTCGGAACCTCCCGCAAAGGGCAAGACAACATAGGTGAACGGAGGCGCAGGCGGGGTGTTCGAGCACCCCACCGGCCCGGTGGGTGAACACCGGACCACGGCCGAAACCGCTGCGCCATGAGGCCCCTTCGGGAACCGGGGCAAAGCATGGGTAGCAGGCGGACGGCAGACAGTAAAGAGGCGATATGCGATCTCCCTTGGCATGGATAGGTGGCAAACGGCTACTGGCGCGACGCGTTCTGAAGGCACTTCCCGAACATCGCACCTACGTGGAGCCCTTTTGCGGAGCAGGCTGGGTATTCTTTTCCAAAGAGCCCAGCAAGGTGGAGGTATTGAACGACATCAACGGCGACCTGGTGGCATTTTGGCGGGTAGTGCAACGGCACCTGGAAGAATTCCTGAAGCAGTTCAAGTTTCTGTTGGTCGGCAGGGAGACATTTGCCGACTTTAAGCAACAATTGGAGGCCGGTGGCTTGACGGACGTGGAAAGGGCGGCGCGCTTCTATTACCTGCAGCGATGCGCCTTTGGGGGCAAGGTGACGGGGCGTACCTTTGGCGTGAGTGCTTCGGAGCCCCCTCGCATAAACTTGCTACGCATGGAAGAAGAGTTGTCCGCCGTGCACCTGCGTCTGGCCAAGGTCACTATTGAGCATCTTTCCTGGGAAGAGTGCTTAAGACGGTATGACCGTCCCGAGACCTGCTTTTACATTGATCCGCCCTATGTAGGCAGTGAGTCCGACTATGGTGCCGGGCTCTTTTCCAGGGCGGACCATGCCCGATTGGCAGCAGTGCTGCGTACGATCCAAGGGAGGTTCATTTTAAGTTACAACGCAGTTCAGGAGATAATTACATTGTATGATGGCTTTACTGTACGTCATGTGGACACGCAATACTCTGTGAATGCGAAAAACAGCAAAAAAGCCGCAGAAGTACTCATCTGCAATGGCACTCCCGCCGGGCTGTTGGAGGGAGCGATATGAGTGATCATCGTCGGCCAGCCAGTTCATGGATGCTCAGGAAGCAGGGCAAAAGGGCTGTGAAAGTCGAATGCTTCAATGCCCAGGACTTCGATGACGCGGCGGATGGGGCCTTGCCTGGCCTGTTTCGATTGCGTATCGACGGGGTCTGGTACCGCGCCCAGGGAGAACAGTATACATTCTTATCGCCTGAGGGCGTGTGGCGGGTATTGGAGAGGCATGCTTTTGAGGAGCAGGCCGAGCTCCACCGGCCCCCGCCCCTGGTCAAAGGCGACCATGTCCGAGCGTGGCTGGGAGAACGGGATGGGGTGCCCGTGAATGAACGATGCGTCCTTGCCTCGAACCCAATGCAGGACGAACATGGACGGTGGCACGTGCTCGTGTTCACCTACCGACTAGGTCGGGTTTTGTTGCCAGTGCAACAGGTGTCCAGACTGGAGGATACGGCCAAGTCCAAATGCAAGCATTGTGCCTAG